AAGAATTGTTCGACAAGGTAATTGCCGATGAAATGCCCGGTGTCGTATAGCAGTTGAAACTTTGGGGTAATCCCAGCGCCCGCCCGGTCGCGGTCTTCGATATAGTGCAGGATAAATTCGCGGGGGCAAAAAATCTCGCTAGGAACTGATTTGATTAGTGACGATACGTGCATACGAGGCAAGGCGCGTTTGCCCTTTTTATAGCCGCGTATATCTTTGCGAAAGGACGTGTTTAGGGTGCTAGCGATGAGGTTCTTAGGAAGAAGCATTGTTGATAAGCTCCTGTAGGGCGTCTAATGGGATGCAAGCGATTGCATGGGTGGGCTTTCCTTGGTCGTCAAGAAATTCCACGATAACGGCGGGTACTTCGTCGCAGCCAACCCCGGCGTTACTAATTTTGTCGATCATATCGCGGGTAACACTAAAGGACTTACGGCATGTCGCCTTATGTTCGAGGCGTGCAATCCCGTTAACGCGCACGTCGCCTTTCTCCCGTTTGTTCCCGCTGCCCGCCGTTCGGTATCCTTTGAACTTAGCAGCAGTTTGCTTTTCAAGCTTGGCCGATTGATGGTAGGCCGTGGATTGCTTGCCTACCCGCTCAAGGCGGGCAAGTGCTGGGTTAGTGGGGCGAGGTGCGCGTTCTTTAGCCATTACGTTAGGTTCCACTTCGTGCGGTATGCCGAAATGATTTTATCTTGCAGGGTGCTGTATTCAAGTGGATTTTCGAGCGCCCAATTATTGAAGTCCGCCGCACTTTTGAAGCGGTAGTCAATATCGTCGAAGGTATACGAGTTAGGTGAGCCGTCGCATAGCCCTGCTTTAGTGGCGAACAGTCGAACAGTCTTTGCTTGGTCAACCCACGCCTCGGGGAGTTGTTCATACCCCGCAGTACGAATGAGTTTGAAGGCGGCTTCTTTCATGATACCCCCGCCCTTGTTTTTGGTGATCTTTGCGTTGTGCTCATTGTACAAAACGTTTTGATCGCCATCGTCGTCTTTGCCAAGGTGCTCTTTGTTTTTGATTTCAACTTGCTGTGTTGTTGAAAACTCAAGAGCCTTCCCGCCCGGTAGTACGCGAGGATCGCCGAATACCAATCCAACCTTCATGCGGAATTGGTTAATGTGGATGAGCACTGGCTGGTGTTCGCGTTGACGCTCTTTCAGGATAGCGTTGTTAGTTTTGCGGATATACTTTCCGACTAGGCGGGCTTGCAGTGCCATGGTTTCCTGTTCGGCACTTTCATCAATCTCCTTCATAGGGACAAGCATCGCAATACTATCCGCGACTACAATCTGAACCTCTCTTGAGCGCAACATGTGGTCAGCAAGATCGACGGCGTGTTCGCCCGTCTCGGGTTCGACGACGACAAGGCGGTCAAGGTCAACGCCAATTTTACGCGCCCATGCGTAATCTAGCGTACCCTCAATATCAAGCCATGCGGCATATGCCTCGGGGTCGGTGCGGTGCAGTTCGGCAATCGATTGCAAGACAGTTGTGGTCTTACCAGAAGACTTCTCTCCGTAGATCATACCCGCCGCCGACCTAGTCCAACCGCCGCCAAGGCAAAGGTCTAGGGATAGTATGCCAGTACGTAGTCGAGCGCGGCGCATACGGGGAGACGAAGCACGCAAGAATGGTGTGCCATAGTGTCCGTTCTTGATGAGAGCGCCGATAGTGCTTCCGAGTTCACCCGGCAGGGTGTTCAAGTCGTCTGTATTATCGGGTGGGGGAAGAGAGGACCGCTTCTTAATCCCGCCGCCAGAAGAGCTTTTCTCAGTGGAAGCAGAAGGGGCGGTGTTACCCGCCCCCTTGCCGCCACGCACGATCCGTTTTTTGATCGCCATTGCGTGATCCTTTCTAGGAAGTTTAGAAGATTACTCTTCTTCCATCGCTTCGATGATATGCTCGACGTAGAGCTTTTTCTTGGCCGCGAGCTTGGTACCCTTCGGAACCTTCGGGTGATCGATTTCGAATTCGTCACAGAGATTCTGCAACTCTTCGAGGCCCATCGCTTTGAGGTCTTCTTCGGTGAGGTCTTCTTCCTCGCCCTCTTCCTCTTCCTCGTCGCCCTCTTCCTCGTCCTCGTCTTCGGAGAGTTCGTCGTAGGCCGCAGCGAGTTCGTCGGCAGCAACCTTTTTCAGGGCGAGGCGTTTTGCCTTGATAGTTTTGGCTTTGACCTTGAGATAGTCGGCCAGAGCCTCAACGCTTTCGTCGTCGAGTTCGTCAACGTCGATTTCCTCGGCTTCTTCCTCGTCGCCCTCTTCCTCTTCCTCGCCCTCTTCCTCAGAGAGTTCGTCGTAGGCCGCAGCGATTTCGTCGGGGTCTTTCTTTTTCAGCGCGGTGCGCTGGCCCTTCGCCGTTTTGGCTTTGATGCCGAAGTGTTCGGCCAGAGCTTCGATACTTTCGTCGTCGAGTTCGTCAATATCGATTTCTTCGGCTTCTTCCTCGTCATCGTCCGCTTCCTCGTCGCCCTCTTCCTCATCTTCGATGGGATCGCTGTCGGGGTAGAGTTCAAGCAACTCGGTAATCCAGCTTTGGATTTCCTCGGTCACTTCCGCACGAACCGCTGTACGGTCCTCGGTCGAGCAATGGCGCTCAATGCCGGGGGCGATGAAGACTTCCGAGCCGTCGGGCATACGGCGCTTCACGGAAAGGGTCAGTTTGACCGTATCCATGATTTCAGCGCTTAATACGGCGGACTCGCTTGCCGCTGGCTTTGCGGATGCTGCGGGCTTTTTTTTCAGTGCCATGTGGTTTCACTCCTACGTTCATGGACATGATAGACGCACGGGTAACCTCTAGCTGTTTGGACAATCGAGACACCGTTCCGTGGTGACTTTTACGAAAGTACTCAAACTGCGCGAAGTGATCCGCGATAATTGCAGCGATTACCTTGGCTTCTTCCAAGTGGTAAACGCCGCGCTCCTTCGACTGAGAGTTGTCGAAGAATACGGGCCGGGGCAACTGGTCGTTAGAAATCCAGCGCCACAGGGATTGGTATGTCGTTCCTAAAGCATCGGCTAGCTTGGTGACAAGGATAACGTTGGCCGGGAACTTTGTTTTGGATTTGCGCTCGTAGATAACCATGCGTTCAGCAAGGCTGTCAAGCTTATCGATAGCGGAAAACGCGGTGCTAGACTTGGCACTTTTTACGTCTTCGACTTTTTTGATTTTCCGTTTCAGCTTTTTAAGCATTACTGGTGTTTAACCTTCGCTCCTGCGTTCTTTAATGCTCGCCGCCGTGCTTTGGCTTTATCATCGAAGAACTGTTCCATATTACTCGCAGTCACATTTGGTTCGCGACCGAAAACCGTCTCTTTCCAAAACCCAACCTTATCGTGTATCGCATACCATTCTGGTACCTGCTTCCCTTCCAAGATACGTAAGACGCGCCCTAGTGGTTGCTTGATGTTTCCGTAGGGAGAAAGTTCAACCCCCATGTCGAGTTCGGGTACATCGATACCTTTTGCAAATATGCGATACGTTGCAAGGATAATATCGCAATTTTTGGCAATGTTGTCAAGCTCGCTTGCTGTTGGTTTGCATGTCTCGGGGATGATAACGAATTCCACGTTATCGAGTTTTTTCATCGTCGCTTTCGGGACAGGCAGTATATCGTGATCGCCCGCTTCGAATTTGCGTATAACAGATTTAGCAATTTGGCTAGTGTCGAAAGAAGCAACTCGATACGTAGCATCACTATGCGTATATCGGTATGCCACCGTAACACGGCCTGTCTCATACTCGCCAGCGTATACCCCGATACGCGCAGGGGCTACGCCTAGCTCAATAAGAAGGTGCCGCATGGTGGTTAGCTGTGCGGTCCTATCCGATAGAGCGAGTACCTTACGCCCGCGTTGCGCGCCACGCACATTGATAAGCTTCGCAAGTTTGCTATTTCTTGTCTTTTCTTTTGTAAGAGAGGTAACAAGTACTCCATCGTTAAATGCGTTTAAGGCTTTCTGGTGTTCGTAAGTTAGAACCCACGCCAAGGGCTTTAGTACTTCCTGCGCAGAATGCACGCGAGGCTTGCCTAGGTGGGTGGTTACGACCGTTCCGCCTACGCCTCCCTTATTCTCCGCCGTCACACCAAGCTTAACGCGGGCGCGGAACTGTGCGAGGACCGGGGCGTATGTCGCATTACCGAATACCTGCACCTCATCGAATACTATGAAGCCGAAATTAGAGTAGAAATCATTTCCGTAGTTCCTGCGGGCAAGGGACTGCACGAGGCTCAGTGTAAATGGTTTGTCTTTATAGTTTACTGTATCTTGCTGCACCCTACCAACATTTATATCTGTCCATTCCGCCCCAAAGAGTTTTCGGCAATTCTTTAGCCACCCTTGAGCAATAGAGTTGCTATCGACAACGATTAGTGTAGGGGTTCGTAGCTGTGCGGCAAGCCATAGCGATGCAACCGTTTTACCTGACCCCGTGGTAGCGATAGCGAGAATATCCTGTGGGCCGGGTTTAGAGGCTTCCCCGAGAAGATCATGGAAGAACCGTTTCTGCTTACTATCCCGTGGCCTCGCCGTGCAATCGATTGCAGGTATTCTGGGGAATGTTGTATTATCTGCAAATTCTAAGTGTTTGAAGCGGTCGAGGGCAAACCCGCGAGGGACGGAGTACCCGAAGCGGACGTCTTTGAGTTCGTCAAGCTCAAGCACGCTACAGTTATCAGAGTCCGAAGCGTACTTATCAAAAGGGGTAAGATCGAAGTTCAAACGGCGTCGCACCTCCGAGACGGTTTTGCCATCAAGGAGGTGCGCAGGTATAAAAGCTCTCTTACTTAGCGAGGGCCGCATTATTGATCAGTCCCAGCCATCGACTTCGTCAAGGCCCTCGTCGTCCTTGTCGAATTCTTGCGACCCGGCTGCTTTCCCGCTGCCCTGTAGGTTGTAGCGCTCACAAAGCTCTTCGGCGGTCGGGACTTCGAAGATGGTTTCGTAGTCGGCAACTTTGGCTTCGTCGCCGTATTTCTGCAACACGCGCTCGGGTACGCGCTTAATGTCGAATTCAATATCCTCGCCAATACTTGCTTCGGTATCGGTTTGGCGGCGGCAGGTGATTTTCAGGCCGCGGAAGTTATCATCGAATTTGGCGAAGTTGCGGGCGAACTTGTCAAGGTTGCGGCCTTTGACAGGCAATAGCTTTTTGCTGATCTTGATCGTCTTACCCGCATTGGGTCCGTTCTTGATCTTGTAGGGGCGGCGGTCGAGTACCGTGAGCATCAGGGTATACGATCCTTCCTTACCAAGCGAGTTGCAGAGGGGGCAGGGTACGCCGCTATCCGCGATGCAGACTTCGTTAGTCCAGCGGCCCGCGTGCTTGAGCGTGTGTTCTGTGACAAAGAACAAATCCTTGGCGTCGAGAATGACGAGTTCTGCTTCTTCCCCTTTTTGTAGACGGAAGCGGAAGGGCGTGGCACGCATCTTTTCATAGCGCTCGTCTTGTGCCTCGCGTTTGTGTTTGCCAACCTCGAAGCCGCTTGCGCCGCGAACAACGGGACCGTGAGGTTTAACCTCTTTGGATTTCGAAGAGGTAGACTTTTTCCCGGCACCGAGTTTGCGCTTTGTACCAGTTCGGGATTTAAGGGAAGGCTTGCGACGGATTGCCATGTGTTTTTCCAGTTTTTCTGATGTTTTCAAGTGCCCGTGGGCAACTAGATTTATAGCCATATTAACGGTGGCGGCGCAAGTCTTTTTTTCGGCGGTGGTAAGTCCTATTTGGCTTAGTCATTATTGGTTCCCCAAGTTCATTCGTAGGGGCAACGCCGTGGAACATGTAGGCATTTCCAACAAGCTTCCTATAAAGATCGACGGATAATGAGCCGGGGTCCATTCCGTTAAAGGTCTTAGGGTAGGGAACAATCCAAACCGGGAGTTCCCGGTAAAGCTGGTAAGCCCATGCGTTAGTCGTATTAAGTTCTCCCTCATCGTCTGGTACGCCAAACATAGCTTGCCATCCAGCTAGATCGTTATCGAAGAAAAGATGGACGGGCTTACCCTCTTCTTTGAGAATGTCGAGTTTCTGTGGCGTAATAGCGGTTCCTAGTACTGCCCGTGTATTGGTGTATCCCGCCTTAACGCCGTTGCCATAGTCGAATAGTCCCTCGCTTATGATATTGGGGCCGACGCCGTCGCGAGGAAGTCCTAGAAAGATTTCCCTTTTGTCGAGTCCGTAGTAATCCTTAACCTTCGGGTAGCTCTTACTGTATGCGCTACTTGGCATGGTGGATCGCCCGGTGAACCCTCTGAAAACCCTGTGATGGTCGAAGACCGGAAATAGCACGCGTTTCTGTTGTGCATCGTAGCGCAGGCCGAGTTGTGCAACCTGTGCAAAACCTATGCCCCTCTTGCGTAAATAAGGAACGCCGAATGCCATAGGGTGCTCGGTATATCGCTGTATGTTAGGGAATGTCTTTTGAACGTTGGACTCTTTGGAGATTTCAATATCTTCGCTATCCCAATCGGGAATTGGACGGCTTGCAATCGATTGTAACTCTGTCCGTTCCGCCCATAATCGTAGGGCGCTTTCATCCGTCTTTCGATACCCGCCAAGCCGGGATGGTAATGAGGATAGCCGCCCTGTCATCCCGCAGGATAGGCAGCGATAGGCAGAGTGCCTATCGGGGGCAATAGTTATACCGAAGGATGGGTTACTGTCGTACCCGTCAGAGTGGGTCCATAGTGCGAACGGGCAGCGCACTGTAAGCCACTGTGTCTTAGCTTTATTGCCAGTTATCGTTGTCTTGCTAATATCTAGGCGTAGGTTAGCCAGAAGATATTTAATGTCGGGCAGGTCCACGATTATCTAACCTTAGATCAATAGGAGTAAAGGGTGAACCCGGCGCGCTCAATAGTGTTGCGACCGTATGACCCGAAATGCTCATTGATAGCGAAGGTATACATCATATTTATTGATTGCAGTGCAATGAGTTTCCTATGCTCGAACTTGCGTTCACCATCGTTTAGGAAAAGGCTAAGAAACTGGAACTGATCGGTGCTATGTAGGGAAATAACAGCAGTCCTACTTACAAAGTAACCGTTAGGCACATTTGGTAGTATACCTGCTCCCTCTTTCTTGAAACGATCAAGCCAATAATCGGCTCTATCGCTAACGCTATCAACGTGGACCGACTGAGCAATAGTGTAGGCAATGAAGAGTTTCTTTTCAAATTCAGTTAGTGTGCCTAAGTATTCCTCCCCGGCCTCTGGTTCATCTAGTTCTATATCCTCTTCGGAATATGAAGAGGGCAGAATGCCGCTGTCCATGAGTGCCTTGATAAGGGAGGTGTAGTAGCTATCCTGCGTGCCGATAGCCGGGGAATGGCGAATTTCCTTTGATCCGAATTCAATAATGTCTGCACTCATTTTACATTGACCCCTTTGATACGGCGACGGATGCGCGGTGTTGCTGGTTTCTCTTTTGCGCGAAGACCGATTTTCTTGCGCGGCTTTTGTATCTTCGGCGCGGCCTCTTCGATATACTCGTCGTCAATACGTTCGATGGGAAGATCGTTTGACCGAATGTCCGCCTTGGACCCGACCTTAGTAATGGTGGCATCCAAGACGACGTCGGCCCCGAGTACCTTTGAGGCTTCCGCCTTCGGAACGGAGATAACGCTAAGTAACTGGTCGCGTGTTATTTCCTCACGCTCGTACATTTCAAAGATTGCCGTAGGATCGACGACCTCGGACTCTGTAGCGCCGAAGTAGTATTCGGAGCCGCCAACGACGATCTTGGAACCCGCTGGAAGCTGGCGGCGTTTCCACTCGTCCTTGATTTCGTTCCTAAGCGCAGTCTTTGCCCGGTTAAGCGCGTTGGAAGTCTCACGCGCTTTTTCGTAGGCTTTTGCGTAGACGGATGCGACGTCCTTTAGCTTTGCCGGGAGCTTGTGTTTGATTGCCATTGTTTGTGACCCTTTTTCGTATAGTGATTTTACGACGTTTTTCTTTGAATGAAAAGTCGATTGCACCGGACAGTTTAGCGTCCGCTTCGATAGCGTCCATTGAAGCAGCAATCTTGGCTTTGTCCTTATCAGTAGTAGCCTTGGTGTACATGCCTCGGTGTTCCGCGTATACGTCCTTTAGAAGATCGGTGTACGACTTGTTTTCATTCGCGGCACTGCCCTCGAATAGGGAAGCGTCAATCTCATAGGTATCTGATAGTGTGCGGCCAATCTCTGCGTCCGCGATGATTGGAACTTCTGGCTCCCAATCGAACCATTCTTCAAGCGGGTTGTTCTCCATGTAGTACTTAACGATTTTGCAGCCCGCCGCAACCTTATCCTCACGCACAAGGCATACAATAGCATCGTGGATGAACCCGCAAGGCTTGAGCCATTCGTCCTTACCAGTTTCCTTGAGGTAGGGAACGAGACGCCCGAGAGTCATAAGCCCTAGGTCGCTTGCAATCGATTGCACGGGCGAGTTGATACCCTGCCGCATCGCTTGCTTAGCCATACCCTCATCGCGTGACCGAACGTTAGGTAGGTGGCGAATGCGCCCGTCAAAGGTTCGGATATATCCGTTAGCCGCGACGATCTGTTGCACCGCATCATGCCACTGTAAAAGCATCGGGTAGGTTTCGAAGAACCTTTCGCGGATTTGCTGAGCCTCTTCCTCGGTAAAGTCAATTCCATAGTCGGTTTTGGCGTAGGTTCTAAATTTCTTCCACCACATTCCATATAGGAACCCAAAGTTGACGGCCTTAGCTTGGTAGCGCTTGAGCGCCTGCACGTCCTTATCAAGTTCAAGGAAGGCTTTGAGTGTAAGCCCCATGGTACCCGCCGCAGTCATACGGTGAATATCGCCGCCAGACTTATAGACGTTTATCATGTTGCGGTCGCCGCTCATCATAGCAGCAATGCGCAGTTCCGCTTGAGATAGGTCGAGCGAGATAAACACCCACCCTTTAGGTGCTTTGAAGATACGACGATATTTCTTCGCCATTTTCCCGCGCTTAGGGAAGTTCTGCCCGTTAGGGTCCGCCGAAGCGGAGCGCCCGGTAACAGTGGATGCAAGCTTGTACGTGGGCCTAATCTTGCCGTCGTAGATATATTTCCAGAAACCCTTGGCATACGTGTTGAGCATCTTGTCGTTTTTGATGTACTCAGACACCCGCGCAATAATCGGATGGTCCGCGACATAGAACGGCATGGCCTGCTTAGATGACGTCGAAGGTAGCCCGGTCTTTGTGTAGACGACGGGTTCAAGGTTTAGCCCGTCTGGGTGCAAGTATAACCAATCGCGTAGTAGGTCGCCCCGCGTTACCTTTAGCCCGACGCCGCTGTCCCGCCACTTATCCTTAATGGATTTTGGTATTCTGCGCATAATATATGCGCGCTCAAGTTTCTGATGTAGTCGCAAGTCTTTCTGGAACGATCTAAGCGCATCCTCATCGACGGGGAACCCGTTGCGTTCAATATCGCAGAAAGCCCGCTGGGCAGGCATCGTTACACGGTTATAGCAGTTAAGCAATTTCTTATCGCCGCCGACCACTTCACGTAGAACATTGAGCAAGCGCAAGGCGGCGTCCGTATCGCCGCAGCCGTAGGGGAGCATCTTGTCAGGTGGCAGCAAATCCATGCGGCTTTTGCCATGATGATCAGGGTCGTTATTGTACACATCGTTGAAGCCCGCCATTTCTGGTACATGCAGGCGTACAAGGTCATCGATATTGAGCTTGATATTCTCGTCATTGAGGTGAGCGAGAAGCATAGTGTCTTCGTCGTACCCCTGCACATCGATACCCATCTGGTGATAAAGCATCTGTACATCGAATTTAAAGTTGTGTCCGACCTTGCTAATTCTCGGGTCTTCGAGAAGTGTCTTAACCTGTTTGAGAAGTTTTTTGCGATCAATGGTTTCCCACGGAATGAAGTTGTGGTGGCGCAGTTTCCCGTAATCATAGTTGATGGGAACCATTATAGATTTGCCCGGTTCGGTGCTTATCTGGACAGTTAGGATTTTTGTATCTGGGTTGAACGGGATTAGTCCTACCGTTTCAACGTCAACCGAGATAATGGATGGTCGAGACTTTAAAAGAGGGGCGAGGTCGTAGCACCACTTATAATCTTTCTTGTACTTAATAACCGAGTCAGAAACATTGTACTTGGCTTTGACGATGCGCGCCGCTGTTTGCAGGTCTGCATTGAATGTTGCCTCGGTATCGGGCTGGCGTTGTGCGTAGAACGGGGAAAGCATGGGCAGCACAGGAATGCCGCCGCAGATACCCGGCTCTTCGAAAGCCTGACCGCGTACCTTTGTGATTTGTACCGCGCGACCGATTACTTGCTGACAAGCCTTGGCCCCGAATGGGATAATAAACTTTGGCTTATTTTTATCAATCAGGTTTAGTAGCTCGTCCCTATGCTCTTTCATATGTGCGTTTAGGAGCCGCCCCTGACCCCATACTTCCCCGCTTACCGGGGGTGCCGCCGACACGATGCATACGTCCTCGCGTTTGAACTTGCCGTATTTGGATAGCCGTTGAAACATCCATTGGGCTTGCTCTTTGCTGAGCGGGTCTTTCGCATTTAACTTACCAAAAACCGGATCAATGACCATGAGAATAGGGGCGGTCAAATCGCCGTAGCTGGGGGATGAAAAGTATTCGACTTTATCGGGCTTAGTACGCCGCTTGATAGTGGCCGTCTTCTTAGGGCCACTAACGATAATGACCCTATTAGATTTATGGGCGGTTGCCTTTTTCTTGGTCTTACGAATGGCTATCTTTCTAGCAGGGAGCATCGATATTCCTCACATATTCATTCGCATAAGAGCCGTGCGGTCGGCTGGGTCGATTTCATTTATGTTCCGCCGTCCGCCGGGGCCGTTGCCGCCGCCTTGGTTTCGCGCAGCGTGTTCCCGTAGTAATTGATAAACGGGATCGGAGCGCGGCACAATCGATATATCGACGGGGCTAAAGCGTTCCTGCATATAATTGGTAAGCCACCAACCTTCCTCGCCCTCACGTCCCTTTAGGAAGCCGAAGGCCCTATATCGGTTAGGTAACAACGGTGGCGGGGCTAGCTCAATACCAAATACATGCGAAGCTGCTTGGCCGATAACGTCGGTTTCGCCAATCTCTGCGAGAGACAGGTGAGAGATTGGGGTGCCGCCCGCGCCTGCCCTACGTCGGTGTTCTGCGTTACGGTTGAACTGCACTGTGATTACGACGGGGCGGTTAATGTTTGTCGCGAGTTCCTTGAGTTCTTCGACAACGTCAGAGACGCTTTCACGACGACCACCCGATCCAAAGCGTTTCTTCTTTGGGGATAGGAGATAGCCCGCGTCGATGAATACAATATCGGGTGTGTGTTCCTCGACAAGGCTTTCAATCTGTTCAACCGTCCGATGGAAGTTGGCGGTGACCATGGGCAAAGGACGGGCTTCGAATAGTTCCTGCACGCCGCGCTCAAGCACAGGCATGAAGAGGGTTTGGACGCGACCACGCTTAATGAAGTTTGGGTTGATCCCGGTCTGGATACCGACGATCCGCCGCATGTTCTGTACGCCGCCCATTTCCATCGACACGTACAAAGGTTTATACCCCGCCATCCAAGCGGCATGGCATTGTTTCAGCAGTAGCCAAGACTTACCGCGACCGGGACGGGCGACCCATACGTATAGATCGCCGTTGGTATATCCGTCCAAGATTGCGTCAACCTCGTCCCACCCGGTAGTGATCCCGGTTAGAGAGTAGGCGAGCATTCTCCGTTCGTTAAACCCGTGCATAACTTGGTCGAGAAGAGACTGTGAGGTTTCGATACCTGACCCCGCCGTAAGGAAGCGGGATTTCAAAGCGCTCAAGTCTTCGATTGCTTCCTCAATGTCGGGCATCGCCGAACGAGGGGATTGCAGGGCGTCAGTCAAGCGAGAGAATGGTTCGTGGATATTGCGGATCATTGCCCGCTGACGCGCCCGCTGCATGTAGTAGCTTACAGGCTGGTCTATCTCTGGAAGCTGTATCCCCGTGTTTTCTCGGATTACTTGACGATTGGGCAGGACGTGGTGTTGCTGGTGGTGGCCTTGGATGAATTCATAGGCACGACGTTCAAGGCTTGTGGCCTCTGCGTCAAGAAGTAACTCCGCGTCAATCTCCCTAAAATCGACAACGTTTATTTCAGTTATGATCGCCCCGAGTAGTTGCAGCCCTGCGGAGTTCCCGCTTGCTTCGGGTTGTCTTAGTGTTCTTGCTGGTCGCCTGCTCATTCTCAATCCTCTCGAAGTGTTTGACAAAGAAGGAAGCCGCATCGTCTCCCAGCCCGTCGATCCCGCACATAACGTCCTTGTAGTCACAAGGCGCTACAACGCATCGGCCCCTATCGATAACCTCACGCAAAAACCATAGGATAGTTGATACGTCCGACCCCTGTAATCTTGCCGCTGCCGCCTCGGAGAACAGGTCAGGTATTATATAACAGTCCGTGTCTTCGAAGTCTTCCATATTTTGAGGGTCATCGAAGGGTAGCGGTTTCGCCGTCGCCCGCTGAATTACTTCCCACATATCTGCTCGAAAGAACGAATACCCGGCACGGCTAAAACAGGCCGCAATTACTTCCGTTATTTCGTCCGCGTCGTAGTCGCTGATAAGCAAGCTCTTGGCGCTATCCCCCGCCGTAAAGTTTCCAGCTTCGATTTCCTTTTCGAATTTGGGCCTAAACCATGAAGGCAAATCCTCTAGGGTTTTGTTGCGCAGTCGTGCTGGTGTTGCACTGGACCCCATCGTTAATCCTCCCAATCAGGCAATTGAATGTGCTTAACGGCTTTACCCGAACGGCGCAGGGTTTTCTTACGGACGCTTGCGCGCAGTTCCCGGTTTTCCTTTTCGAGTTGTTCGATCCGAGACTTAGCTTCCGCTGCAATCGATTGTACGGCGGAGCTATCCCGCTGCCCTCGTTCAGCCGCAGCAAGCAATTCCTTGCGGTCGAGTGCCGCAGGATCGCCAAGCTCAACCTGATCCCGCTGCATGTAGGCGGTGGTGTAGGTATCGATACAGGCGATGAGCCAGCGGAATGCGGGAGCGTCGGGATACTTGCGTGTTTTCGGGAAGTAGGTGGCCCCGATTGCCAACCAGTTTTCGGTGACCCAATGGGCGAAGCTGCGAACGTCGATCCCATTATCGCGGAACGGGTAGATAATCCGTTTCTTGAGCATCGACTTATCTTGGTTAGAGGCGATGCGCGTGGCGGGGGCATTTGGGCGGGATTCTCGTTGACCGGACGACCACCCGGCTTGGAACAGGTTCGATAGGTCAGAGATATTCCCACGCTTTTCACGTTTTGCCGCGAGGCGGCTCCGCCCATCGTCCACGCGGGAAAGGATTTCAGCTTTTAATTGCTCTGGTGTTTTCATGCTTACCGCTCCGTGATCTTTCTCGAATACTTTAGTATGAGAGAAAGGTACCTTAGTTCTTAGGGGAAAGGTATACGTTTCGTCAAGTTTTCCAGTTGTTTGTAATGGCATCCATGAGAAGCAGGGCAGTGTCGAGGTCAATATCCGTAAGCGGGAAGTTAGATAGTTCATACATACGGTAATCCTCTGGGACGACGGAGACTCTTTCCCACAATCCGTCTCGCTTGATGAGGAAGACTTTAAGGACGAATTGGCCGGGGTCGATTGTTTCCTTGAAGTGCTGCATTCCTCTGAGGTTGTCGAGGCTATTGTCGTTACAGATGATGTTGGCGATGTGGCGGGGGATTTGCAGGCCGCGACAAACCGTTGTACCTGTGCTGTTGCCCATACGATTATTCCTTCCACGGTTGATAGGGGTCCGCCTCGGCGGTGTTTATTAAGCAGCCGCTTTTGCACGTCTTCGCGATATGCAAGATCGGTTGCCACGATTGAGTAGTTGATTGACCAGTTGCCGCGCTCGTCTATCCGCAAAATGTCGTAGTCGATAAGCTGGGCAATGGCGTTGCGCAAAGCGACGTCGGAGACGGGCAGCACGGGCGTAGAACCCGCAAACCCGGTCGCGGGGTTAGGGGCGTACCCGGTGCGCAAGATACGCAGGAAAAGGCGACGAGAGGCCCGCCCGAACCTTGCCGTTACCGAGATAACGAAACGCGCAATGTCGTACTGCGTTTCGGATAGCAGCGGCCACCAGTGTTCGTGAAGGTGAGTTTGCGCGGCTTGATAGCTCGGCAAATCATTCTGCGAAAAAGGCCCACAAAGGGCTTGACTTTCATTGCATAGCATTTATATTTAGCCAATCTTGTTGTAACTGAAAGCCCTCGGCGCAATGGACCACCACGTCCGCGTTCGGGGGCTTTCTATTTAGGGATACTGTTGTGGCATAATTACCACAGGAGAGCAAGTCCTATTTTTTCGAGGGCTTGAGCCTAATAAGACGACCCCCAACCTTAGCTCTGGTCCTACGGAAGGCTGTTAGTATTTCCGCCCTGTTCTGTGGAATGCAGTAATCGATTGTAATGCAAATTATGTTGGTATTTCTATGTATGTCTTTATTTATCTCCATGCGGGATAGGTAGTAGACAGTAACGTCGCGGCACTCGTAATCCTCAACGTTGATAATAACGGAGTCAACACTATCCTCTTCGTAGCTGTCACCCCTAATGGAATTTTTTGCTTCCTCCGATATAGCTTTCCTGATCGGCTCCGCAATTTCAAGCCACCAGCCGGGTTGTTGCTCTGAGTAGTTAATCTCGTATGCAAGCTCCTTACCATATACCCGCGCGGTTTCACTCAATTTCTGTAGTGAAGCTGCTAATCGGTTGGAAGAGCGCACCGCCCCTTCCGCAAGAGTTCCAAATCCTCGCGGAAGCTTAGGGGGTACAGGGGTGGAAAGTTCAGCGTCGGCGCTTCTTGTGAACAGAATAGTACCGTCAATAAGAAGGGTACCGATTGGTACGCCACTTTCGGGATTAAACTGTGCTATCATATAATGCCCGTCAGCATAGCCAACATATATCGGATGCGCCCTTAAATTGTTGCTACAGCGTATATGCCCATCCTGTAGTATCTCTTTCATTATAACGGAAAATGTCGCGCTGCTTTCGTCTGGTATATTCCCCATTTGCCAGCGGTGTACAATCGTTTCATTTCGTATATCTGACCAAAGACCTACCTCAAGAATATATTCTGTCCTGATTTCAACAGCGGATGGTCGGGTGCTTCCTGTCGAGAAGAAGTCCTGCTCTGTGACTCTTTCTCTGATAATTTGTATATTCCGTAGTTCCATGGGGTGTCCGTTTCCAGATTGTGTAAGCGCGTCCGCCTTAATCGAATAGATACCCTGCAACGCGGATTGCGTTGAGCATTTCTATCTCATGCGCAACCGCCGCCTCGTAGGACGGGAAGACCAGTACGTCGTCTTCCTTTAGTACCGAGTTGCGTTGTACCTGTCCGCTACCACGCGGGACGTCGTAGGTGACCGCCATATCGGGGCGGTGATACTGCTGCGCAAACGGCCCGTCCAGCCAGAAAATAACGTAAAGAGGTTCGTCTGGAACCTTTTGAATATCGCTAACGCGATGCATCCGCCCCCGGCCACCGAAGATAGTTTCGAGGTCGGGGTTGCGCGTAAACTGCGTGTCGCCTGTCGGCGTTACGATAACGATGTGTTTTTGATTACCCATGATTTAGACCCTTCGTTGATTGCTTGCAATCGATTGTAATGCAGCGCGCGAAGATCGACAACGATGTGGACAGCCCCAGCAATGGCTTTCGTTGGTTCTTCGCGCGCTTACCCTACGACGACCGGGCGGGGCCACGCCGTAGGGATTCTTATTGCCCCTAAGAGGACTGGTACAACCGAAGCTGTCGAGACTGTGGGCAGTAAACCATTTCGACAAACGCCCATGGGTATAAGCATCCGCATTTGATAAACTGTTAAGTACCAGCCCACTAAGGGGCAATAGTGGAAGGGGCGACCGAAGCCGCCCGAACCTTATTTCACATCGAGAGCAGGACGTCAAGCATGTCCGCTTTCGTGGCCTGCTTTAGCTCAATCTCGAAGCTGTCAGACCATTCGTGGACGCCGTCACCCGCCGCTTCAAGGATTTTCGCCGCCTCGTCCGGTGTTGCATTCTCTGGGATCGAGTAGAACATCGACCGCAGTTCTTCCACTGATTTGTCTTTCAGTTCGGAATACATGTAGACCGATTGCCGTTCCTCGTCGTCGGATTCAGCCATTGCCTGATTAGCCAAGTCTTCCTTCGCTTGCCCAAGCTCAGAAGTAAGTGTGGCAATAAGCTCATCGGCTTTTGAGGCGGCTTTATTGAGTTCTTCGATTTCGGCCTCAAGCGCTTCGACGGTGCCGACCAGTGATTTTTCGGGCTCAATCGGGGTCGAGTCGTCGTCGGGGCTGTCGGGCAGGTCGGCAATAGCGCGCAGGGGGGCAGGGCAGGCCCCGTAGTTACCCGTAAGGGCGGCAAAGATACCGAAGGCAAGGGCTTGGCGGTTTTGCGCGCTTGCGGAGTTACCGAGCGTTTTTCCGTGGTTTACGATCAAGCGATCCGCCGCAGCGATTTCTTGAATGGTAGGACGTCTCATAGTGATTTCCTCATGAAGGTTTCGAGGCGCATACCCTAACATGCAATCAGGGTATGCGCTACCGGGTTTTAACGTACCCGCTCGCCGTCGTCGGGTTTCCTACCGTTGCCGACTTCGACCATTTCACGGGCTTTCGCTGTCTTGGAGAACCCCGCTTCAAAGATCGCGGTGGCATCCATGCAGCTTTGGCCCGTGAAACCCTCTGCTTCGATTTTCGATTGGCCGTCAGGCGAGACGGTGATCGTGATTTTTTGCTCAGCCATTATGCTACGCTCCTGACGACTTCGAGGACGACCGAGTTGTTGGCCCCCTGTTTCCGTTCCGTCTGCCACCCGTTTTGGGCAGCGGCGATTTCGGCATTCTGCAATGCATATTCCTGCACGAGTTTGCCGATACGCTCATGACCCGCCGAGAAGATGGGTGACATGTTGTACGGATCGAATTTCAGCGTGTAGCCGCCTTCCTTGTCCGCGACGAGGCCAATATCGTGCTTCCCCGGCATCTTGATGCAGTGGTCGCAGGTAGTGGACTGCCCGGCATAGGTGCGAAAGGTTTTCTGGTCGCGAACGAGGTTTGCCGCACCTTGCGAAAGATTAGCGACAATGTTCCCGAGAAGGTCAAGGTCGGTAAACCTAACCCCTTTCATCGTGATATTGTGAGACATGGTTTTATGCTCCATTGGTTAGCTGTGTAATCGATTGTAAGCCCGCCCCCTTTGAGGGGCAAGCTGATTTTCATATCCTTACTTTACGTGTCCTACGGATTTTGACCCGGCTTTTACCCGTCCGATTGTCCATGACAACCGCCGCTTTCGAGTTGCCGCTGCGTGAGGCTTTTTCCAGTATGTTGAAGATGAACGCAGGATCGTCTTCGGAAGGGTCGAGAACGTCGCCAACCCATAGCCCATCCTCGTCGGAAGTATCGACGCCAAGATATTTAAGCCATACATCATTAGCGACGTCGCTCAGTGTGTCTGTCGCCGTTTGATCGATAACCCGAAAGCGGCCCTCAAAGAAGACGTTAGGCACGCTGGAATAAGGATGCGTCGGGAGAGGCAGGCGGATACTGTAAAGCGGCGCTTCGGGGTCCACTACAAGTAGCAGGTGAGAACTACGCGTGCCAAAGGTGCGGTTGCTATCCCTGCGGTTATAGTCGATCAGGATTTCAGTTCCCGACAATACCTCACAACGGTTGCGGAACCACGTACCCGGCGTAAATTCCGAGAACATGGTAGTTGCCGGGATGCTTTCAACGATTTTGGTTTCCTTAAACCCCTTGAGCTTGTCCTTGTACGCAACAAACAAAGGAATGACCTTCTTATCGACGCGCACAAAGGACAGGATACGAGCGTTGCGGGCCGGGTGTATCCCGTCAGGTGTTCTCCTAAAAGAATCCTTGCCCGTTGTTATTTCGACAAACATGTTCCGACCTCTTATTCTTTGGGTTTACGTACTTTGACCGGACGAATACGGCGCGCACCCGCTTTTAGAGTTGCGGGGCGTTCAGGCTTAGGCGTAGCGCGCGAGGCTGGGCGGGCATTCTGTTCGGCCCACCGTTGCATTTCATCAAACTCAGATTTGCGGGTAACCGACATTGGCCGAAGGTTAGCCTTGGCCTGTTCAAAGTCCTCGTAGATGAATGTATCCCGTCCGTCGTTCAAGGCGAATACGAGTGCATCTTCAACGAGCGCTTCGAGTTCCGCGCCGACAAGGCCGTTGGTGATGTTTAGCAGGGACGTCATATCCTTATCCGAGATTTTGTGTCCACGGATTTTGGCATGGATATTCAGGATCGATTTTACCTCTTCGCGGTTAGACAGCCCCACGGCAAAGATTTCATCGACCCGCCCCTTGCGTAGTAGCTCTGGCGGTAGCCCGTGTACGCGGTTTGCCGTCATAAGAAGGAAGATCGGGCGGTTCTCTTGGTCCCGCTCCTGCATCCACGTAAGGAACGTACCAAACACGCGTTGCGTCGTTCCGCTATCGCCCCCGCCGCCAATCGCCCCGGCAAAGCCCTTATCGATTTCATCCAGCATAAGGACGCACGGCGCAATCGCGTCAAGCATGGATAGCGCGCTGCGCATCGCTTGCTCCGACTGCCCGATAAACGCGCCGAAAACGCGGCCAACGTCGAACCGTACAACGGTCATATTAAGAATGGACCCTGCGGCTTTCGCGAGCATGGACTTACCCGTACCGGGCGGGCCGATGACGAGCGCCCCCTTGGATGGGGTAATCCCCATTTCCTTTGCGTGGTCAGAGAACGTATCCGCCCGCTGCGTAAGCCACTCCTTGAAGTTCTCAAGCCCACCGACCTGTTCTATCGGTACGGGCTTTTGCAGTTCGAGAACCTGCGTCTTACGCAATAGCTGCATCTTGTAGCTGGAAATAAGCTTTAGCATGTGCTCAGGCCCGAAACCGTCGATACTGCCGTTCGTTTCGACATAGTCCGTCATAGAGAGGGAGATAGCCGTCTCGAATGCGGTGATCGTCATGCCCTGCGCGTTGGACACGATAATGTCCCGGTTCTCTTTATCGAAGTCGGCTTCGATAGAGGCTCCGCTTTCATTGTTGGAGTCCATGCCGTTGATAATGTCATCCAGCGTTTCCGCAAGTTCGGAACGCGTTGGGAAGTCATAGTCGATGACGTGAACGAGCGGCGCAATGCTTTCAGGGATTGCCTGATGCTGCGGCACGACGATAAACAGTCGCGGATCGTATTTCAGCGAGAATTGTACGTGCTTACGAATGCACCATTGCGTAGACGCTTCATCGAAGAGCATATGCAAATCGATCATGCAAAAGAACGTGTCGCTTTTCTCGTCCGCCCACATCGCCTTGAAGGCTTCGGTGACCGGGATTTTTTGTCGGTCGGAATTCAGTGGATCAAGAGGATTGAAGGCTTCGGCCCGCTCATCCGTCAAGTCGAGTTTGTTGAAAGACGACCAGCCGTTTTCCAAGGTGTGCAATCGAAACTGCCGATCCTCAGAAGAGGCTAGGCTATAAACCTCATCGACGACGCGGTAAACCTCGCTTTCGGGGCATCGAATGCAGATAACCCCAATCGATGCGTTAACGGCGATAGTCAGTTCGCGGGCGAGCTTGTCGCTCGACGTTAGTTCGGTATTAGACATATTATGGATACCCCGTTTCCATGGCTTGCAATCGATTGTAGCACGCGGAACATAGCCGCGAAATAGAAAAGCGCGAGACTACCATTACAGCAGCCCCGCGCTCTGGTAACCCGGTTTCCCGGCATCACACACCTCGTACTTGATACAGTAAAGAAAAGAGCCTGTCAACTAGGGTCAACGTCTTTTTACATTTACTGTCCATTATTTTGTCGGAAAACTCGTTAAAGTTTTCATGTCGAACCCTGTAGCATTGTAATTGTGCATCTGCCCCGTGTCCAAGTCGATAGCGCGAAGATATAGGCAGCTTCCAACGTACCCGTCAGACACGCCATACCATAGGCCGATGGGGGAGAGACGCACCGAAAGCGTATCGCCTGTTCTATTCGTGTACTCCCCCATTAACCCGAAGGGGGCTTTGAGCCGGATAAGAAGGTTGGCTAACTCAAATTGCTCGGCGGTGGTCAGCTTTTCTGGGGGTTTGTGTGTGTCGGTGGGCATTCTATTACCTCGCTGAATTAAAAAGCCAGACCGAGCGCCCATTTGTGCAAACAACGGAGCAGCGCTCGATCTGGCTAATCGGGGTATCCAAGTCCCGAAGTGCTTAGGGGATGGGTCGGTAACGCCCCCGCAGCAAGTGAATATAGGTATAGAGTATAGTTCTTTAGCGCGCAATAGGATTATTCTATCCATAAAAAAAGGCGACCGAAGCCGCCCTTTAAGTTTATCGGTAAGAGGCTACTAGGCCCCGCCACCTGCGGAAGTTGCCACTTCAAGCTTGGCCCCACGCGGAGCTTCGGAAGAGGCAGCAACAACAGTCGGAACAGGGGCGGAGAGTGCAATGAGCGAATTCACAGCGTCGGCAAGGGTGGACAGGTTGTCTTTGATCGCCGCCATTGCAAAGCGGAACTGCGTTTCATCCACAGTGGCAGCAGACGAGGTAAGCGCCGCGAGGCCATCGACGGTAATGTCATAGGTGTAGATCAACCCGTCCGCCGTTGTAACCTCGAAGACACCACCTGAGTTGTCTTCGATGGTCGGCAGGCCGACTGCAACCAACAAACGGTTCGTAAGCGCTGCGAGGGCGGAGATATTGTTGCGGATAGCGACAAGCCACTCGTTCGCACCGGAAGCGCTGACAAGTAGGGCGGACGCCTGCGCGACGGCGGTGTACGCTGACATGGTCCCGGTGATCGAGCCGCCAGCCGTGGACATATCGGCGGTGATGGTGCCGGGGAGTACTGCAACCGAAAGCGAATTCAGCACAGAGGCGATTTCATCGTGACGTTGGACGACTTCACCAAAGTACGTGGTCGCCGCAGCAGTCGCGATACCGTCGGTGGAATCCGACACGTCAATCGTGGGGATGAAAGAGAGCGCATCGGATGCGTTACCACCCGTCGAGTCCGTCAATTCAGTCGAGTTTGCGGTTACCTCGGCGACGATCCGGTTGATCGAGTTTTCCTGTGCGAGCTTGAAGACGGCAAGGGCAAGGACAGCCGACGACGAGGATGGGGTCACTGCCACTGCATGATTTACGAGTGTCTTACGCATGGTATTTCCTTTCGGTTCTGGGTTACACTACGCCATTTAAGGTTTCGTGCGGTTAGTATAGTGCAATCGATTGCAAGAGGCCACCTTTTTATGTGTGGTACTACGTCTCGTAAAGCATCACGCTGAGCTTTTCTGCGGCCCCGTCATTGTAAGCGCCGTCATGACGGAAAAACTCAAGGATCAAATCGATACCAGTGGTATCCGACGGGACTGCCCTATCGAGTTCAACGTAGGCTAGTTCTGCGTTTGCCATGGATACCTCACCAGTTTTTTCTTCTGGATTTGTGGTACCATTATTGAAGCGTAGCCCGAAACTGACAGCATCACCGACATTGGCCCGAAGTATTGATCCCCTAAAGATTGCGCGCACGTTTCCTGTCGCAATCTTACTGAGCCATGTTGCTGATATGGTTGGCGTGTACTCAGCATGGGCGTAGGTGTTTGACGCGCCACCAACGAAGTAATCAACATCGGCCCATTCCCAATCGTCAGCATCGGCGTAAGTACGTACTGAAAAATTGCCAGATAGTACGGTCCATCCGGTAATGTCCGCATTAAGTTTAGCATACAGCACCACTGCGTCCGTATTCGGTGTAACAGTCTCTAACGTCAGTGTTGATGCAATGTCACGAACATAGGCGCTAAGTTCACTTCCGCTAAACCTCGCCCCATGCCAGCCGATTTTTACAGATCGCGCGCCGGGTGGTACAATAGTGCTTGGCACTGAAATGGTTACAGGGGTCGAGGGGTTTTCGGTGGGGGTGTGGACATGCCCTAGGAACCCGGATGAGACGTCATAGAATTCGATGAACGCCGCCACATCATCGTCATCCGTGTACGTTTGGATATAGTGCTCTATGGATATACGCCCATTGCCATTATCAATCTCAGGGAAATAGGAGGCGGGGATTGCGAACGACTGATACATACGCGAACGTTCTGTTGTATCCGACGTAATCCAGTATGTCGTATCCGTAGGCCATTGGTACAGGTTACCAACGTCAACGGTCCAATCAGCCGCATCGCCAGTATCCGCGCGAATGCTCAATAACGGAAAATCGTAGGACGCAGGCGGCGGCGTCAGGGATAGCCGCAGAGACGAAGCAACAACCCCTAGATGACTTAGCATACTCATTCAATGTCTCCGATCAGGATATAATTATCGGTCCCATCAGGTAGGAGCATGGCGGATGAGTACTGCGCGCGTAGACTGAGAGCGCCGCCCGCTGAGTTGATGGTAACACCAGCGCCAGCCACAAAGGTAACGGTCCCTGCGGCGATGCGGATAACCGTAAGTATCTCTGTACCCGTAAGCCCAGAATTAACGGTAAGCGTCATGGCGGAAGCACTACCCGCACGCAACACCTTGTTTCCATCGAAATCCCCGTTAACCAGATCACGGTTCGCCGCCGCATCCGTTACAAGGGCAATCGCGGGGGCGGAAGCCGTTACCGTTCCCCATACCACCCCATCCTCAGTCGCATTTACGACAAGAGCCTTTCCGGTATTCCCAGCAAAGTCTGGGAAGGTAGTCGAAGGGGCGTCAACTAGCTCTAGGGCAGTTCCGTCCTCATTAACGACGACGTATTTCCCGGCCACAAGGGTAGCAGGGGCATCGGTAAGTTCGGTGAACAGCGTAGCCGGGAGTCTGCCCGGTGATCCAAACGAAAAAGCGGGCATTGTCACCCCTCCTATTTATTGAGGTAGCGGGGATAGCCCCCGCTATTAATTATGCAGACAGGGCAGCAACGGTAACGGGGGATGAAGACCCGCGCGCGCGTGCATACAGATTGTCCGTGCCAGCGTTCAATGTGACGGTATCCCCGCGATCAAGGATGAAGTCATTATCACCAAACAGGTCATCGGCGCTTGGCAGCGCGGCAGCAGACCGCAATAACACGGCACACCCGCCGTTAGCTTGGAGGGTAAACGACCCCGTACCAATCAGTGTCCATGCGTCTTTCGAGATATTCATTTACTTTCCTTTCGTGTTTACGGGTTTCGCGTATGCGTATTCCCTTACTGCGTCCAGTTTAGCAGAAGTGCAGGCGTTTGCGAACTTCTCTGTTGCGGCGGCTACCGCGAAGGTTTCCTCTATACGAGGTGTCGGGCCAGAGTAGCCGGGGCATGGCGTTAGGTCCAGCGTTTTAAGCGCTTCCCTATTTTCGACATAGATGATTTTAGGGCCACAAGCGCTTAGCAGCGTTAGACAGATAAGGGCTAAGCTCTTTATCGCCGTTCGGTTCGACGCGTATCTGTCCAAGCACCGCATTTTGTTCTTCCTCTATTTGCTTCTTTCGTGCGTCCTGTACCTTACGAAGCGCCGCCGTTTCCTTGTATCCGTCTAGCAAAGTCTGGGTGGCCCCTAGCTCCGCCGTTAAATTGCTATTACTGAGCGATAGGTTATGAATTTTGCGTTGCTGGAAATAGGCATAAGCCGCCGCTGCGATAAGCAGGGCGACCAGTGCGGTGATTAGGTATTTTTGTATCGTGCTGATCATGGCTTGCAATCGATTGTAAAACCTTACTCTCTGCTTTCAGGTGTGCATTCCTTACGCCCTATACGAAGGACGGGGCATAGCAACCTGTACATAAGAGTATGCTTGTTCGGGTAGAAGGGCATGAGCATCGGCGACCAGTGAGCGCGCTCGTCAATCGGGAGAGCGCGATACCTTGCGTAGAAATGCATGTAGACGACGGTGGACGCCGATACCCTCCACCAGAGCCGAACAGCGGCGGCTAGTGGGTTATCGACGATTGGCAGGTTGAACGTATCAAAGATAACGAGGATACCAACGATAAACGCATTGATGGCAAACCCGCAGATGATAGCTAGCGCCAGCCAGACCGCAGCGGTACGGCGTGTCTTATCGAGCACTTGCCGTAAGGTCGGCATAAACCCTAGGACGCCCCAGATAGATACTATGAAAAAGATAACCCCCGATACTGGTAGCGCAATATGGAAGAACACCTCAAGGGTATCCTGCAACGTTTCAATGTTCATCATTCTTAGCCCCTTTTGTTGCAAGCTCGTTTAGTGTGGCCTGCAACAATTTCTCAACGTGTGCGAACTCCCCTTCGATACGTTGTTTATGTTTTTTTGTGTTGGCGATTAGCTCTTTCGCCTCTTCCGGTCGGTCGAGACGGCGGGATAGCATCTTATGGAAAATGTTGATTTGCATCACGGCATTCTCCTGAGATTTTCCCGCACCTGCTCAAGAACTACCGTGAATTGCGTCAGAGTAGTATTGAACTGCTCGGTTAATGCCTTGTAATCCCCGCTAACGGACTCAAGGTCTTTTCTTGCTTGTTCGTCCTTTTTAGGTGACACATAGTAGCGTTCAACAAGGTACAGCAACCAGCCTAGGCCGAGAATTCCATACGCAAATATGCTGTCCGCTGCCTTAGCGATAACTTGATCCATGGGGTACCCATTGCGGTGCGTGGTTTACGGGTAAAATGGGGTATATCTAGCTAGGAATGGATTACCCGTACAATATAGAATTATACGGGCTGTTTCAAGGCATCTTATTGATCGACCACCATTGCCCCGTTAAGGGCAAACACGATTCCCTTAATTGTCGTATCAGCGACCGCAGGAGCGTTAACGGTCAGTACATCGCCAGCCGTTATGTTGATCTGCGCAGAGGCCGTGGTGGTGAAAGTATAGGCCCCGCCCATGCTGATAGTGATGGTGCCAATCTCTGTTGCACCGTTCTTGACTGACATGACAAAAGAGGCGGCAGGATTGGTATCGACAATCCCTAGGCTACCCGCAAAGTCCGACATAAATGTTGCATCATGCCTTACCAGAAACTTTGCGATTACCTCATCCGCGACCGGAGTTGCGTAGAAGGAAACATCGTAGCTTTCATGCTGAATAATCGACGGCACGCTGAATGCCTTGCTCATATCGATAATATCAGTCCCGTCGCAATAGCAAATCAGGAATGCCCCGCCCTCGACGATAAAGCCAACGCTCCCCGCATGGTCCGTTTTGACAGTCGCCGCATAAGAGGACTCGTTACGGATAAAGAACAGGTGCTTATGCTGCGGGTGGATGACATTGAAGCTCGCCGTCGCATCGGCGCTAAGCACCATGTAGATGCAGCGCAGTGCTTGTCGGGACGTCAGGTCGTTTGTATCGTCGTAATCAAGCACAAGATCATACCCGGTCGTGTCCGCCGCCGTAGTATCGACCTCGTACATATCCGCGATGGCTTGCTCAAGCTGAGATACGGCAAGGTTTACCGCTAAAGCTTTCTGTGACTGACTTTCTGTAATCTGGAAGATTTGCAGTAGCGAAGACGTACTCATATTAAACGATCCCTTTCTTAGAGTTTCCACGTCCAACAATGGTGGATATTTGATAAGCTCTTACGGTTACCGGGTCGCCGGGTGAGATACCGTCCGCGCTTTGTTCTGCACTAGTGTATACCACTTGTGTAGCGCCAACCACCTCTAAGGTTCTAACGGGTGTATCGACCCCGCCAACCTCTAGGATAATATCAATCTCATATTTCTCTGACGCTTCCGACATACCAATATCGGAGTTATCCACAAATCCACGGAACAGCCTGTCTTGGCGCGTCCATGAGATAGTAAGATCGCCGCCGCCATTACGGCTACCTGTGAGGTGGATCGGGGAGAACGGGGTAAGGCGCTCGCACTCGTTCGTAAAGTAGGTAACCGGAGTCATAGCCTCGGTGCTATCATAGGTGATGGCCTTAAACGGAATTGAAACGTCCTTACGAACTAGCTCATCGTCAATGCTAAGCATCGACAAGTCCGAGAGTAGAACGAAGTCCTCTCCGGTAACATGCGTGTCGGTAATCTCTGGACGATCCGTGTCAAGTTGCCCGCGTAGCATACCGCCGTGTAGTCGGTATCTGTTATTCCCGAGATAGTCCGCAAGCATGAAGGATACGATTTCTTTCCCTATGAGCGCAGCATTACCGGAAGCAAACAGTTCGTCCGCTGTAATCGATTGCAAGGTGTCATCCTTGTTATAGAGTTCAACGGTAATATCGCTATACATGTCCGGTAGCGCACAGTCGGGTGAAGGTAGAAGGGTGCCGCTGATAATTCTCCCGATAACAGTGCTAACCGAAGTGCTTGCCAAGTTATCGTAGCTGGCCCCGCCAGATAGGCTGCGTTCGACGTCACACCCGCCCCATGCGTTAGACGTACCACTGACCGCAGCATAGAACCCGGCATCATTATCGTTACCTAGGAGGGGAGGAAGGTTAAGCCCGATAAACTTGGTTGGACTAACCCTGTTATCGACACCGGATGATAAGTAGGTGCTGCCACCCGCCGATAGGCTAGTGAAGTCAACGACGTCTCTTGTGTGCGCAGGCGGATCGATAACGCTGCCGCTAATCTCAAGGATACCGTTAGCCCCGCGCGTGACCTCGCTTACCTTAACGGTAAATCCTTCGTAGACCATCTGAGGGTCGTACTTATAGGATACGACAAGCTCGATCCCGGTGTATGCGCTGCCGCCTAGGATAGCTGCGGCGCGTTGAATGCGCCAAAGGCAACGAACCCACCTATCGTTAGGCCGTAGCTGCCCGCCGACGGTCCCGTACTTGAATTCGCTTGTATCACCGTAGATCACATTGGTTGCAGCGAAGTGATTGTAAATCTCCCCTAACTGAGGCGACCCGTCCTCGTTCTCCCCGATACCGACGACAAAGGTGGAAGCTGTGACGAATGCGGATAGGTCGCGTACCCCAAGTTTAAACGATACGTACACATTCCCATTATCGATGGCTTCCTGTGGAACACCGAGTGCCAGTAGATCAAAATCCTGCCATATCGCGTAATCGTTAGACAGTCCCGTTTCAATAATGTAGGGAACCCCGTCTTGCTCTGATAGATATACGTTAGTGAACAGCCCGTTGCCTGCGGTGAAGTTGCCAATCGATAGAGGCACCGACGTACTATACCTGCTAACGTTCGGGTCCGGTGCAAGGCCGGGGAGGATAACAACGTCTATGTTTGGTGTAATCTCTTTCGATGACGTGGCATAGTCCACGACCCCTTCGCCTTTATTGAAGGTGACAACGTCAGTTGGGGATATATAAATGTCGCGATGGGGCAGGGAGAATTTTGCAGTAATGCGCTCTCCCCACGCTTGGCGTAGCATGTTCTGCGCCCACATACGCATCACATGCGGATAGGATACGATGGCAACCTGTGTGCTGGCCTTATTCAGCGCTTTGCTTACCTGCCGCGAGTACTTCGCAGTGTTGGCCTGATATTCCCTGCCGGGGTCGCTAAATACCGCTTCAACGCTCTTCGGCATTTCGAGAGGGTCGCCGTACACAAGCTGTACAATATCCTTCGTGCCAGACCCGGCTTCGGTGGCACCAAGATCGTCATACGGTATAGCATGGTCCGCCGCGCGGGCATATGGACGAAACACGATCTTGTCGTTTATCTCAGCGGCATCGATACGGAATGCGGATAGCAGAGTTTCCATTGCGGCCCGGTAGGACGTCGAGTTACCGACGGAATACCCGGCAACATAGCTTTCAATCCCCTCGGTAGGGAGTTCAGAAATATCGTAGTGCTTTTCTTCCAAAGTGGCACGCGTCATGAAGTCAACCAAGACCGTACCGATCCTGTCATTCTCATAACGCACAACCTCGAAGGTAAGGTTAGGCGGGCGGGAGCCAAAGTCCGCCAAGGCCATGTGGTCAAAAACAATATGCGCGCGGTTCTTGTACGCTGGCACCTCACCGCCGACGACCTCGGACATTAGCGGGTCTTGCGCTTGATCCGAAGTCCCGCGATAGAGCGTTATCCCATTCGATTTGTCATAGGAGAAGATCGACTTTGGCGACCAATCGTTTAACGCGGCGAACAGGTTGTAGTAATCAGTCCATCCACGCACGGACGGGCTGGGGTTGTAGGTGAAGGTGGGGTTAAACATCAACCCTAGTATGTCGTTATAGACGATTTCACCGTTCTCGCCAGTTTGCGCAATGATGGCATTCTGCTTATCAAGCGCGGCGAGCACGTCATAGTAGGATGGTTGATCTAGGGCATTATTTTGAACGGACTCGCTATCGCTGTCCGATACCGTCCAATCGATGATGATACCTTCGGGGAAATACATATCCGTATCGCGCAGGTTGACGTACCCCGGCATTTTCTTCCGTATTGCAACGCGGAGAGTACGTGTACCCGATGGAACCTTTGCCCTATCCACCTTAAAGGTGTGAGGCGTGGAAAAGTTAATTTCGCTGGCGATGGTGGCATCCCACGTATCTTCGAAGTAATCGTAGTTGTACACCCCTAGGCACTGCACATATACCTCGTAGCTCGCCGACGAACCATTGTCTGCGAAATATATTTTCAGGGAAACGTATGCGGTGTCTCCGCGATCAAGAACCTCGTTCGGGATACCAAGGCCAGTTTCAGAAATATCGTAATCGCGGATGAGCCAGCTAGACCCATATATCCTATCAAACCGTAATGTATGCGTCAGCGGGTCAATAGAAGCATCCAGTGCACCGCCGGGAGCGTCGCTGATATAAGACCACGCATCGAACGAGTTCAAGTAGGCAACTGTCTGCCCGTTTGTTACCACGGGACCGTTAAGTGCAACAACTTCCTGATCGGTGGACGAAGTGATTGGAGTGATAACGAGGGCCGGGTGATCATACTCGTAATCGTTATCAACCTCGACCGTGCTACCATTGTAGGCAACGCTGCTTGGGGTCGGGAAATAATAATCCGTAACAGGGTCACGCCAATATACAATCCTGCCCTTAGCTTCTGCATCGGAAGCTTCGCCCGCAGATGCGACGTCGAAAGAAACGCCATTGTACAAGTAGTAGTTCCCGTCCGACTGTCCAGCAGGATCAAGTGTCCATGGAACCTTTTTAGGATCGTACATCGCCGCTTTATAGCGATCTGGGTAGGGGAAAGCCCCGACCTTCCCGGCGTTCGCTTCCGTATCAATCACAATGGAGTCGCGAAGACCCCTGATTAGTTTACCGTCCGCCCATATGCGCGCAACACCGATGATAGGCCCTTCGCAAAGAAGGACGTCCATATCGATGTAGTAGGTGTATGTCGTTACCTTTTGCTTGGCACCCTTGCTCCCCACTTTCTTAGTTTTCTTGACCTCGATAATCTCGGATGAACAGATGATGTTCCCCGATACGCGATCCGCTCCGTACACTAAGGGTATGGGAACCCCAACGTCTGCCCGTGTGGTGCTAAGGTCGTCTAGGCGTGGCCCCTCAACGTCCTGCGGCTTCGGTGCAAACAAAAGCTGATCGATATAAGAGCCAAGCATAGAACCCAGAAAGCCCCCGATGGGGCCTAGGAGAGAACTACCGATGGAGCCGAGAATTAGTGAAGCCATTTTACACCTGTGAAAGTTCGTTTAGCCGCCATACCTGATGGATACGAGGGAGCCAATAAGCGGCATCGATAGAGCACTCGATAACCCCGCGATCACGTCTTGCATACGAATGTATCATAGTTGTTCGACCAATGCGATCACTACCCGTTATAACCGACAAGTGGCGAGGATGGCCGGGGGCATCGATCCAGAAAGACAGAATATCACCGGGCAAGAACTGGTCGAGAATTCCGTGCAATCGATTGTAAGCCATTGGATAGGCGAAACCGGATAGCACGTCCGTGAACATTTCATCGTCCGGTGTTCTCGCATAATTCTTTACGATAGACCGAGAGTTATTGTTGATCCCCACGTCCTCTGTGGCACAGATAAGCAGGCCAGCACAATCGACCCCGCCTTGGCGGCTGCGCCCTAGGTGCCTGAACCTTGTCCCTTCGTAGCTGCGGAGGGCTTTTACCCACTCTTCACGTAGGGTATCAGGTGTTCTTAGCATCTGGGTACCTCGCCAAAAGATCGGAGCCTGTGATATATGGCTCTGCACCCATATTCTTAACGTTCCCGTAGGAAGCGCACGCATCGTAGGTCTTTGCGCACCCTTTAGTTATCTTGGCGGTAGCTCCCGTCTCGATTGGGTATGGCATTGCCATGAAAAGCTCGAAACGATTTGCGATCTGCCGAACAATCTCCATTTTCAGTCCAGCATTTTTACCGCTGGTGAATTCGATCAAGCCCCATTGGTAAGGCGACCCAACATAGTCGGCCAGTGTCCCGATATAGCAAACCTTCGCTGTAGCAGACAATCCGATGGTAACCTCTTCGGTGTTGTCGGCTAGGTTGAGTGTGCAATCCGCATCACAGAATTCGTATCTGCATTCAAGCGAGGTTAGGCTTGTGAAAACTTGGGCGAGGCGTTGGGCGATACCGCGAAGGTCCGTCTTATAGGAAATCCCCGTCGTGGTAATGTCGCCAATCCATGCAGTCCGAAGGGGAAGTATGCCAATGTCGAGATTGGTCCAGTAGGCGAGGAACAGTTCGACCTTAGCCGACTCGAACAATCCGTTTTCCAAGTCGAAGTCCGTTATACTGTCGTCTGTGATCACCCCTTCAATGTCCATGTTGGACACGGCAAGGCCGCTGGTCATTTCGAGAGCATACATTTTGAAGGAACCTGCCGCCTTGTACGTATAGCGCACGCCGTCCTCTTCAATGAGCCGTATGTCTTCATCATGAGCCGTGAACCGAAAGGCTTTACCATCGTCACGCGTTACCTTCACGCATTCCGCGTACTTGGTATTCGTGCGCTGTAGCCTATCGAACATTTTTGCAAACTGTGCGCGGTTCATTAGTCGAAAACCTCTTTTAAGGTGATGTTGGTAAAGTCGGCCTGTACGCTATCCCGTAGGCCCGCTTTAATTTCACTGGTGGCATTATCACCGTCGGAGAACCGCACAGGGACATAGAAGTAGAACCCCGCCGTAATGGCGGCACCAGTGGGAGGCAATGTCTGTGTAAGGGTGATCGGCTGTTCAAGTTCGTCTGCAACAGTCCATGCGGTTTGATCGTACTTTTCAAATACGAGCGTAGTGTCCGTTGTCGATACGACGCGAAGAGGCATTGCACCCGGTTCAACGTTATTGCTAGCGTGCAAGGTAAACCCTGTCATATAGAAAAGGTCATTGACATTGAGGGATGCGAAGGCAAGCGCACCGGGCTGGCAACTCAAAGTATTACCTGTGAGCGCTAGGTCCGCCGTAATATCGCCAGTGGCCTTTGTGAAATTCAACATACAGCTTGTGTAGTTGTAGTTCCAGTTAGTCACAGTAAACCCGTCAACCGCGACGATCAAAGTACCTTCCATTGGGTACTTGATACGACGGGTCTTTGTTCGCGATGACTGCTTATACGATTTGTACAACGGGTAGGCGGAGACAGTGCCGACCGCAGATGCGACAAACTGGTCAGTCGCGGATACGTCTTTCAGCGACATTCCGTCGTCGGTGTCGGCGGAGGTGTTGTCGAGCGGGTCCATAAACAGGAAAGCCATCGCATCGCCCGAGCACACATGCCATATACGCATGATTTCGGCAACGTCCGGTGCTTCAAGGTTTTCCATGTTGATATTGTACTCGTGCTTCGGGTACCGCCAACGGCTTTGGCGCGCTTCCATGCCCGACGCAACTTCGACTTTTTCTGTCTCATAATGAGGATTTCCCGTACTTCCATAAGAAAGGCAACGGGGGAATATAATATCTGTGTAGACCATATCGCTATCCTCTGCGTTAGGCGCTGTATCGGTTAGGAGGATTCCTCCTGTTATGGGGTCCATATCCGCCCGCATAAGAACTTCGGCGGATATGGAATGCAGGTTAGCGGCTGACCCATAAAGCATGGCTTCGACCGCTAGCTCCCAAGCATTAAGTCCATTCAGGGCATTACCCATGCTCGCCGAGACGGACAAACTGTGGAAAATGTCGGTGGTAGCCATTACGAGTAGACTCCGATCCACATTGTATTCATTCGGGCGACCGTTAGCTCACTGGCATAGACGGTATTGAACAGGGCCGTCCGCACATAGCGCTCGCTACTGTCGGGTATGGATATGCCGATAGAGGTGTTATGCCCCACGACGCCTGTATAGTTTGCGATGATATTCATCGTTCCGGCCCCTTCGGTGACTGACACGGACGCGGTGACCTTTACGCAATTTACTGTCGTGTAGGCAGCGGGTACGTCGGTAAGCTCGTAAAGGTCGCGCTTATCTGGACCGTCCGCGCTGATGTAAGTTAGATCAGCTTCGGAGGGATCGACGAGGCCATTGACACACTCGTAGTTTGTAGCCTCGCCGTTCGCTGTCCATGCGGTTTCGGCGGTAGGCCCTGATAGCTCAAAGCGTTTGATGTGCTGTGGCCCTAATATCCCGGCGTTGGCCCCCGTCGCGTTTCCGATGTACAAGTCATCGATGCTCATATCATACCCGCCATCTGGGAAGTATGCCGCCATCGGATTAACGATAATAACTTGGTTGATGTAGTTTTTGTTCGGGTACGCTTGCAGTGCGCCCGCCGTCACTTGCTCTAGTAGGGTAACCCCGTTAACCGCGATAGATGCGACGGAGGACTCTCGCAACAATGTAACCTGCGCCTCGATATACGTATACCTATCGAAGATGACCGCACCGGGAGGGGTGGCAAGAGTCTCAATAACGGCTGGATCAGTAGGGGCGGCTTCGTCAATATCGAAAACACCATCGGAAAAGAACACAGCCCCGGTGCGGCCAAGCCACAAGGTTGTTTGCTGGTTAATATCGACACCATTATCGTACTTGAACACAGCAAGCGGGATAGCCCGCAGCGGGGCTTTCGAAAACTTGACCGCAATCCCGATATTAACCGTTGACGTGTTTTGCACGTAAACAGATAACCCTAGGTTACTGTTAGAGTTGAAATTCTCCGTTACAGGGTCGGTAACCGCGACGGGGCGCTTGATAGTTAAGCATTGACCATCGATACGGGGGCTGTCCGTTGTGACCAAAGGCCCCGCGAGAAGCGAGGCCACGTCCGTTTCGTCGATAAACCACTCACTTGATCCGGTGACAGGGTCGAACTCAAGATACTTTTTTATGTCGGTGGCAACCAATGCCTCAGTAGCATAGTCCGCAGTCGGGCGGATAAGCTCGAAGCCCTGCATGTAAGTGATAGCCATTGGTACGATCCTCGCTGCAATCGATTGTAGGGTTACGTATTCTTCTGGGCTTTTTTGAGAAGCTTGGCAAGTTGCTTGGCATGTTGGTTTGCCGTGCGCCCGAAGCCGTCTCCGCCAGAGTTTCCGTTCATGTTATAGCTGACTGATAGCGTTGTCTGCCGGTTATCCGAGTTAGTGACTGTCCGCTGTTGTTGCACAAAGTCCCGAGCCGTAGTTCCAACCCCTGCGCTCTCCATGTATTTCGTGGTTGGGGCAATGAAGGTACGGTAAGGATCAAAGTTACCAGATGAATTTACCATGCCGCCGTTTGCAAAGGCCGGGGCCGCAGTTGACTTGCTCCCCATGCCCGCTACTAGCGCGAACAAGGCTTTAGTATCGTCCTTCTTTACCTTGCCAGAGTTGATAGCGTGCAGCAAGGGAAGGAATTCTTCGGTAGCTTTGGAGTGTACCACGAATTCCTTATTGGATAGCCAAGCAAGGATACTATCGCTAGTCCCTGTCCCTTTCCCGGTAACTTGTCCGCCGTCCGCAAACCCGAAGGCTTTACCTAGGAAGCCTAGGGCCTGACCAAGGAAGCCGCTGCCACCGCCGCCGCTGATTGCGCCTAGGGAGCTACCGCCTGCCGAACTGCTGACGGGCGAGAAGCTTACACCGCCAAAACCACCAGACGCACCACTACCGCTCTGCACGGATTGGATCGCCTGAGACAATGCTTGGGAAAACTTAGTCCCGAAGTCATTCAGCGTCTTCGTGATATTTGTGGCAAACTCTGTAAAGATTTGCTCTAGCTTTTGCGCGGCTGCTTGCATGGTTTGCGCGATGGGGTCGGTACTATCCCCACCCGTGCCACCCGTAATCCCGCCAAGTAAACCGCCACCTGCTGCGGAGCCGCCTTTAGTCGTGGCCGAGCCAACGACGCCGGGGGCAACGTTACTGGTCTTGGCAGTTGATTTACCGCCTAGCCCCAAGGCGCTCATTATCCCGCCAAGTAGACCACCGCTACCAACTGATGGCGTTCCGGTGCTTCCGAAGCTGGAAGGCTGTTGCGCGTTACCGAAGATCGACCCGCCCCCGTCAGTGAGCGAGGAAAGCGCCTGCTGTAGGAAGGACTTTGTAAATCCTTCGAAAACTTGCTGGGAAATTTTAAGCATCGTTTGCTTGAAGTTCTCCCATGCATTTTCGTTATCAAAGATAAAGTCCGAGATACCCGACGTTAGGGCATCTAGCGTCCCGCCAACCGCTTCCTTGGTAATATCCGTAAGCGTAACAAGATCGCTCTGATAGTCAGCGAAGGCTGCGGCAATTCCAGCACCTACCTTGGCGAAGGTATTGGCCGACTCCGCCGCCATATCCTGCATATCACGGATAAACAAATCAATCGCATCGGAACGGCGCTTCATCTGTTCCGTAAAGGAGTCCGCCGCATCGATTTCTGCTTGCTTGGTTTTTTCGAGGTAAGAAAGTGTTTCCTCGTATTGCGAACGCATGGAAGTGGTAAGATTGCCGCTCCTATCCGCATCTTCCATTTTTTGCTTTAGTGCTGCAATCTTAGCGTCATACTCAAGCTCAGCTTTGCGGGTATCCACATCTAGCGAGATACTGATCCGCTCATTGATAGATAGGCCGCGTACCGAGTCCGTGTAGACCTGCTTAGCGTCGTTAAGTTCCTTCGCAGCATCACGCAGAGCCTTAGCCGCCTTGCGGGCATCGTTTCGTGCTTTATTAGCGGCCCCTTTAGCCCCGCTCTTCCTGCCGGACTTAGCTCGTGACGTAGCTGCCTTCTCTGCCGTTTGTATGTTGGCCGTCGTTTTATTCAGGCCAGCGATTACAGTGGCCTGAATGTTCTCCATGGCTACTTCTGCAATACGCTGTAGACCGCCTAGCACGTTTGCAGGCAAATTGAGTGCATCGCCGATACGGTTGACTAGGTTAGTCATTAGCGCATCGTACTTTGCAAACTCCGCTTCTGCGATAGCGTTAATCTCTTCTGGCGTGGTGCTGCTATCGATCTGAGAGGATATTGCCTCTTTCAAAGCGTTCCCGTTAAGAATTTCACCAATGTCCGTACCTTGAAGCGTTAGCGGGTCGATACCCATCCCATTGGCGGCTTCGTCGATGATCCCCTGCATACTGCTGCCAGCGTCCTGCAATGTAGCAGTAAGCCCGCCTAGCATCTGGTTAATTGCATCGTCGAATGCGGCTGAGTTCGTTTTAGTGGCCGAGTTCAACTCTTTAAGAAGGTCAGCATTACCGATTTCCGTGGCAAGCTTGAGGGCTTCCCCTACGTCCTTTGTAAGCGAGAGTTGTGCCTGCTTTGCCGCAATGTGCAGTTGGTCGGTTTTAGCTTGTACGGATGCAATCGCCGCATCGACATTGATAAGCTGTTTCTGTACGCGTTGCTGTAGTAGCGGAGCTAAGAATGCCTTTATGTCCGAGTCTTCGGTTCCGCCTGCTTCAAGGATAGCCTGTGCAATCATTTCTTTCGAGAAGGGCATACCTTGCTCGATCTTTGCCATGATAATATCGGTTACACGTTTACGGTCGCCGCCGTCCGTGATCCCCGTATTCAGGGTATCCGAATACTTGCTAAGCATACCGGACCATTCCGCATCACCGCTCGATAGGCTATTCAGGTAATCTAGGATCGCATTTCGCTGGGCAGTAACGGCCTTGCTTCCGCCAGCTACAACTTCCTTCATCTTACTGCTGAGTTGGAAATACTTGTCTTGGAAAGCTTGAAGCTTACCCGCTGTTTCCGCATCAAGATCGGTGCCGTCAAGCATAGCCTGTGCTTCTTTAGCGGCTTTCTTATCTCCGGCCTCGACGGAAACTCTAAGGTCTTTAAGAAGGTCGGCGCGGGCTTGGAACAAGGCGGCAAGCTGCGGCTCTGCATCCTTGAGGGCTTTTACGTCCTCGCTTAATTTATCACGAGCCTGACTGATATGGTAAAGCGCCCGCGTCGATACGTTAACGGCATCAACCGGGTCGGACTCGGTGTACATTTTGGACAGGGCATTGTTTAGTAGCTGATCACCTAGGCGCATACTACTATCGATATTGCTAAAGTCCGCAGGGCTTCCGATATTCGCAAGCTTCGTGCTTGTCTGACTTTGCGATAGTTCCTTGGTTTGGTTATAAACCTTAACCTCTGCGGCATTCTTGGCGCTTGCGGTATACGCATCCCATGCCTTGACCCCGGCGTAGATACCAGCCGCGATAAGACCAAGCCCGAGGATAACGGGTCCACCGGGAACGAACATAGCCATTGAGACTACGGCACGCTGCGCAGCGGCGGCAAGCGAAGCAAATCCAGCAACAGCCGCAACCATTGCACCGCCAAGTAGTTTAAACCCCTTGATAAGGCCGCTTAGGATAGCCCCAAGCAAGGTAAGCTTCGATCCACCGTCTTTCGCCGCCGTCGAAAGAGCAAGCATGGAGCGAATACCTGTCGCGCGGAACAATAGCATGATGGCGTTAAGGGAAGAGAGTGATCCGATAACTGTTATGACGCCCGCCGTGATAGTCGTGATCCACCCCTTAGTTTCGGGGCTGAGTTCGCGGAACTGGCGAACAAGGTTCGTAATCCACTTTGCGACCGCCTCAATCGTGGGGGCTAGCTCTTCGCCGAGCGTCATTTGAATTTCGGTGATCGCGTTATGTAGCATCTGCATGGATGCGTCATACGTTGACATGTTTTTCAAGGCAACTTCGAGTGCTGCAACGGTCCCGCTGATTTGCCCGAGGTTCTGCCGATAGGCCGAAGTCATTTTACCTTGTTCGACCGTGGCGGATTTCATCATAGCGAGCGCGGCTGCAAGACCTTCGTTTTCGAAGATATTTGCAAGCTCCGCTGTGGACAAATTCTGCTTAGACAAATCCTGCATGATTTTCTCAAGATCACGCATGTTACCCGTGGCATCGGTAGTAGCAATACCTAGACGCCGCAGGGTAGCCGCTGCCTGCCCGGTCGGGCGGATCAAGCGTACAATAACGTTCCGCAGGCCAGTACCCGCCTGTTCGCCGCGAAGACCAACGTTATAAAGCTGATCAAGCCAAGCAACCGTTTGTTCGATGGACAAGTTAGCAACCGACGCAACAGGCGCAACCTGCCGCATGGAGTAGGTAAGCTTATCCATGGTTGCTAGTGATGAGTTCATAGCCGCGACGTAGACGTTCGACACACGCCCCATATCGCTAGCCTCAAGGCCGAAAGCGCGGATCGCAGACGAAAGGCTGTCTGCCGCCGTGCCAACGTCCGTCATAGTAGCCATGGATAGCAGTAGCACGCCATTCATGCCCGCGAGGCTTTCCTGTGTGGAGAAACCTGCTTGTGCAAGCGATTGCAAGGCCCGCGTAGCATCGACCGCAGAGGTGGACGTTACAAGCGCAAAGTCACGAGACGCTTTGCTCATTTTTGCAATGTCAGTTGCCGTCGCCTGTGCGATAGCGCCTGTCATGGTTAGCTGTTTATTAAATTCCCTAAAGGCACTAAGCGATGCGCCAAACTGTGACGCAGAAGAGGTTAACAGGGCGAACGCTCCCGCCGCCCTGTGTAGATCGTCCGCAACACTGCCAAAATCCGTCGTCGCATACGCCATCCGTGGTACTCCGATTAGGTAAGTCTAGCATTTCTCGGTTTTCTGGGATGGGCAGGAGTAGTGCTTTCCTGTTGGCTCTCTTCGATGGTTGCTTCCATAGTCTTCCTACGTTCACGTTCAAAGTCGTGTTCATCGTTAGAACAGTGGTGCATGATCGCCATAATGGTCAGATAACGTGATGGTTGGTGGTCTAACCCACCGGGTGATGGAAGCAGCCCATTTTGATAGCCAGCAAATGCCGAGATAGTCCGCGACCACCACTCAGGGTTTTCCTTAATGTAGATGCGAGGGCAACGGTCTTGTGGTTCTCCATTGGGCAGCTTCCAGTATTTATTTTGGCGAAGGGGATTCCCTGTTGCAGGCTCGGTGCAGCCTCTAAGCTTCTTTAACTCATCCGTGCAACTGGTGCATGACCAGTTTACGAAAGACTGCCTTCGGACGGCTGCGGTTGAGTAAGCAACTTTTTTTCGAAGGATTCTTCGATCCCGTTCAGCTCGAAGATGCGCTCCTGCAACTGCAAGACAATGTCATTCGTCAGGTGCGACATTGTGGCATCGTCTGGCCCTTCGAAGTTCGTCCCGTCCGCACGGCGGAAGGTTTCGGTCTTGAAGTTGAAAACCTCGCCATCAGGCCCCGTGAAGTTGTCCCAGCCCTTGAGCGCACGACGAACTGTTGTCATGGAGCGTTTGGTGCGGTTTGCATGAATGCTGATCGCCCCGTCGCGCATGGTGGGCGAAGAGGTCATGTCGCCGATTTCAACACGGTCTGCCATGGTGAGGTTGCCGAGGTAGAAGATCGTGGGAGCTTCCGTGGACTCGCCCGCTTCAACAGCTTTTTTGTAAGCCGGGTTCTCGGGATTGCCGGGGTCTTCCGGTAGGATAAACTCGGATCGTTCCGAGAGGGAGATTCCATAGATCGCCATTACTGTTGCGCCTCCTATGCGCTACTGCTATGTGCGGCCAGTTATTTTGTCGCGATGATTTTTCGGACCCTAGCCGCCCCTTCAATTTTGTCTGCAATATCAGTTGCCGCCGCCTTGGTCAATTTGGCATCAACGATATAAAATACTTCTACACCGTTAGAGTCGTAAAGTCCAGCCGACTTTTCTATGAGATAGATTGGTATGCGCATATCTGCCCCCGTTGCAATCGATTGTAAGATGAAAAGGGGGCAGGAATTACCCCGCCCCCTTTAAGCCCACTGTCCGTTATTGTTATTAGCAGAAGGCGATGCGGAGTTCGTCGTCACCGTAAGAGCTAAGGCCGTTCAGCGAGTATTCCGCTTCAAGCGTCGTGGTGCCGTTGCGGTCGCCGTAGGTCAAGCCCGTGTAGGTAACGCGTTCTGCATAGAAGCGGACGATATTGCCCTCTTCGGTCCCGACCCGGTTATGGATCGGGAATTGCGTTGCCTTCGAGAAGTTCTTCCACATACCCGTGTACGCTTCGTAGGTCGCTTCGGGGTTCAGTGCTGCGGTCGGTTCACGGTTCGAAATGATCGATCCATTGTAGCCGTCCGCCGCATTCATGCAGTCGCGCGGGTTGATCGTGTTCGCCAACGTGTAGGTGAACGATTGTGCGCAGAAGTCGTTATCACCCATGATGGACATTTGGGCGAGTTCGACTTGCGACGGTTGTGTCTCTTCGAGTGTGGCATCAAAGGGCATCGGCTCTTCGACGGGGTCTGCATAGTTGCAGGTAAACTCGAAGGTAGCTTTGCCAAGTCCGCCTGCTTCCCCGGTGAAGGTGACCGTACCCATGGAGGCCGTTGCGACGTGCAGCAAACCGTCCATGAAGACGTACAGCGTAAGGGAACCCATTTTCTTGCTCTCAGAGGTCGGGCGGTACATGTACCCTTCCTCGTAAAGCGAGACGATCCACATTTGGCCCTTCACGAGGTTACCCGCGAACGTCGGGGTAATTTCCGCGCCGCTGTCGCCGAGCGCAAGCGCAGTGGTACCGGATTCCACCGCAACCGCCGCTGCATTGCTTTCGAAACCAACAGTGATAACCGAACCAGTGGCCGAGGCCGTGATACGGGCGTCCGCGTCGATTTCTGCGGCAATAGCTGCGGCAATGTCATCGGTTGCAGATGCGGAGATTTCATCGGCTTCCGTAACATCATAGGCAAAGGTCAAGCCGCAGATCGAAGTATACAACGTATCACCTTCGACGGGTACGCCGCCGACCGTGAACGTGAGGGCTTCCATATCCGAGGCATCAAGCGCGTAGGTCGAACCTGCATTCTTGTTGACACGGGCTTCGGTACGAGTGTTCGGCAACACCGTCGTGTCTTTCTCGGACGAGGCCCAGCGGGTGACACGTAGCTTAGCAACAGTGGAAGCTCCGCCAAGTACGCACTCGACAAGGTACGACCCGAACTTGGAAGTCGGGGCCGTCGTCTTGGCCCACGTAACCGCAGCGCCTTTCGTGCTACCAAACACAATCGGAGTTTCGATCTGGGTTGCAGCGCCCGCCGTGATGATTTCTTCGCGGAAAGCGCAACCAAGCATCAGCGTACCGATCTTGGGCCGCGTGATACCAACATCGCCAGACGATTTGATTTCATGCGAGAACGAGATATTGACCAGCTTACGGCCAACACCCTTGGGGATCGGGGAGAACGACGGGCGCATGACGTTGCGGTCAAGTGTGGTCGGGTCGAGTTGCAGGCTCAGGTCGCCGACGAGGAAAGCGTCATCGAAGATCGTGGGATTGGAATCGACACCGCGAGTTGTCTCAAGTTTCGCAAGAACAAGGGAGCGTTCCGTGAGCATTTCGGGTTTTTGCGTGGTCATTGGGCAGTCCTTTCGTGCTTATATTAGCTTGTGGGGTTGGCGCAGGCGGGTCTTGTAGATAACTTTGGTTAGCCACGTTCCTCCGGGGTAAACCCCTTCTAACCCGACGATGGAATGGACATTGCCCACATCTTCGATGCTTTGGGCATTTTTAGATAGGTTATAGTCGCTCAGTATGTGGTGCTGTAGCAAGCCCAGATAATACTGGAACAAGGCTTGTTCATCAACACCGTATTGTGGCGTAAAGCGGAACGGGAAAAACACGGGTAATTCGTAGATGGAACAGCCCCCGTAAGAGTCCAGACGAACCTCTTCCCCGTAATCGATACCTACGCACGGTGTTACCATATTATCGGCACCGTCAAGCTCTGTAGGGTATACCCGCGTCCACACAGGAGCGCCGCCGTCTTCCATCGCTTCAAGTTTATCGAGAAGATATTCGTGGATAACTTGGCGAACTGTGGGGCCTAGTGTAGCAGATACCTTAATTATGCTTTTCATTGGTTACCTACCTTTACCTTTGGTGGTTACCCGCGCGATGGGGCCGAGGTCGATACGGGAAATTTCACTCATCATGATTTGGCCGAACTGTGCAAACATTCCCATTTTATTCCTGTTCCAAGCTTTCGAGATAAACCCGGTGTGCTTAGACAATGTTACACTATCAACAAGGACGTACAAAAGAACGAGCGACCCGCCAGCCGATCTATAGGCAATATACAGCTTTCCCGTTTTCTTGGATTTGTAGATAAAGCTTCCGACGTTTTTCCATGAGCGCGGGCCGGGTAGCTTAGGCGTACCGTCCGCCCGTAGCGCCGCTGGAAGGGGTATTGCAAGCGCGTGAGCGTTGCTTGGTAGGATGGTTGCGCCGTTTTCGTGGGCGGCAATATACGACGGACCCATAATATGCCCGCGTAGGTTCCCGAACCGCTGCCCGAATGCCCGAATACCAGCAAGCATCTTTTGCTCCGACCGTCCCGTTCTGCGCATACCGGATTGACGGAATGCGTCGATTACAGTGGCGTGAAGGGTTTCCCGCAATACCTCCCGCATAAGACGGGCCATACGTGTCTCAGCACGCCCAGAAAAGCCTATAGCCCCACGAAGGGGGCCGAACGCGCCAGCGGTGGCATTAGCTAGGTCTGCGTTGAAGACTCGAATAGTTCTGTTGCTCATCGCGTCCCGACCATGGGCGAAGCCTCAGAGCGCAAAAGCGCCTGTGCTTCCATCACTAGCCCATTGGCTCCTACCTTGAAGTTGGATAAGCCTACGCGGTCCTGTTTCTGCGATACCCCGCTAGTCCGGTTCTTGACGCGCTGATACAGGAAAGCGGCTTGGATGGCCGCAGCCCCCGTAACGTGGTCAGGGCCGAGGACAAGTGAGGCGTCGGTATCGTCAAGTTCGTACCCGCCGCGATAATCAATCCGAAGCACCCTATCATGGGCTGTAAGCTTGTACGGGTATACTGTGACAAGCCCGCGTGAAGCGTCGAGTTGATAGCTGCTTGCTGGCTGGGTTTCCGCATCATCCCAGCGCCCGCTCCCCATGAGCTTTAAGGAGAAAGCCGCTGATGTATCGATGGGCTTTTCTTTGAGTGAAAGAGTAAAGGCGTTGCGTCCAATGTTGAGAGCGCGGTCAACGGTAATACTGGAAGCGTATTCCGTATAATCCCCGATTACCCACTCACGGCGAGTATACTTGCGGATCATAGCGGTAGCGTCTTCGATGCAGGCGGTGATGAGGTCATCGTCCGCCAAGTATTCCACAGGCGAGTTCGACCGTTTCTTTACTGCATCGACCGTACAAAATTTATACATTCTCGCCTCCGCTTATAATCGATTGCAGCGGCGAGGTGTTACCCCCGCCGCCATGTTTGTTACCGACGTTTTTTCATCGGACGCTTGCGGATCGTCGTTCGGACTTCGCGGCTTGCTTCGAGGCGGCGTGCGCGGGGTGACGTATCAATGTCGATACGGACACCACGCTCGATACGAAACAACGGCTTTTCGTAAAGTTCGCCGTCGCTATCGTAGGAGTCTTCGACGAGGTCTTCGAGCATGTCCAAGAGGTCTTTGTCTTCGATGGTCTTCGGTTCGTTACGGGTGAACCGCAAGCTTTCCAGCGGAGCAACGGGCGTGGACTTGGGATGGCGAAGAGTATACGTCTCCCCGCGAATTAGTGTGGCCTGATCGACCAGCTTAGTTGCCATGATATGAGCGTCCTTCTTTCTATAAACTTCGGTTTCGTTTGGTGTGTGACGCCGAAGTTTCCCGATTAGCCGAGGTTGACCGCTTTCACGACCATGTCTTCTTGTTCGAGCTTGAAGTCATAGCGCATGGTGAACACGATGATAAGGACGCGCTCGCGCGTGTCTTTGGCAAATTCCATACGCATGTTGCGCTGGACGCCGAACAGCAGGTTCGACGGGTCCATCATGAGGGCCGAGGACGAGGGCATCGCCGCAGCACCTTTCATCGGGATACCGAAGGGCGAGAAGTTCTGCCCATCGCCCGCAACCAGCACAGCATCACCAAGCCCGGTCTGACGCTGAGCCACTTGCAGCATGTACTGCAAACGCTTGTTGTGCGAGACGTAGAACTTGTAGCGGTTCAGCACCCGCTTGAACTTGTCGGGCAAGGTCTGGATCATGTCGTTGAACGTGACCGCATCGAGGGCCGCGCCGCCGTTGTTCACGACGTTGGACACTGCTTGCAGTAGCACGCCGTCACGCTCAGCGAGGAACGAGTCAGCGGATGCGGTATCGCCGTTCAGGACGCCGTCTTCAATATCGATGCGGATGCGTTCGGCAAGCTTGGTCAAGACCGTTGCTTGGAAACGGGTAGCATCGATGGCACCGCCTTCGATGTTGTCTTCGAGCACTTCATAGGGCAAGTTGACTTCGGCGATGACTTCGAAGGTATCGAGTTCAACCTTCGAGGTGGTGACCTTGACACGATCCGCACGCGACAGCGCACGAGTACCTTCTTCGCCCGAAAGCGGCGAGGAAATGACGCCTTGGTTCGCAACACGCAGAGCACGGGTCGCGAGGTCGAGCTTGTTCACGGTCATTTTCGGACGCGACATATTGATCATGCGCGTGTCGTCAAGGAACGCGGTGTCTTCGGTCAAGATGCGCAGGAACGTGTTTTGCTGTTCCGGCAGCATCAGGCCAGCGTTTGCCATGTCTGCGAGGGCAATGTCAGCCTTAGCGAGCATTTGCTTGAGGTTCATGGGTAAGTACCTTTCTTGTATCGGTGCAATCGATTGTAACGACGTTGCGTTGGTTGCGTGGCTTACATCAGTGCGCGGGCTTGACGTTCAGCGGCCCAATCCGCGTCGGACTTTTTGGCAGGGGTTTTCGCCGGGGCGTTTGCGGAATTGGTATCTTCCGTGGAAATGGATTTCTTCGTCGGGCGGCGGCTCGCAAGCTTTTCGACCGTCTCGGAAACATGCTCAACCTGCTCAAGAACAGGCTTCAACGATTTGGCAACGAGTGCCGCAATGCCCGCTTCGTCAAGCGCAAGGCCATCGGGTGCGGATTTCTTGGAAGTCGTTTTCTTTTCGACTTCGGTTTCGGCATCATCTTCACTGATCGCGTCAGCAAAGTCTTCCGCCCATTTGATCAGAGCTTCTTTGCGCTCTTCGCCCACTTGCTTAGCCATTGTTTCGGGGTCCGCCGAAATGACCGCATCGAAATAGGTATCGAGGTCGGTAACAATGGTAGCGAAGTCGGTGGCAGCTTTGGCGATTGCCGTGGACTTTTCACCGTCGAACTGGTCCGACAAGATCGAGCGCATCGTGCCGTCGAAGGCAGCACGCACATCGGTATAGCCGGGAGGCGTTTGGTCGTAGCTCATACCAGCCTTGAGCGCTTCAACAATCGTGTTGGAGTCGCGCGAGTAGGCGGCATCCCACGAGTCGAACTTGAAGACGGATTCGCGAGCTTCTTTCCGTTGCTTCAAGAACTGCGCGCGCTTCGACAGCGGAGCCTTTTTCTTCTTGTCTTCGGATTTGGTTTCCGTCGCGGCGGCAGCAGGTGCTTCGCCTTCGCCGTCTTCCTCTTCGCCTTCGCCAGCTTTGGGGTCGTCGTCTTCCTCTTCGCCATCTTCGAGGTCGTCTTCCCCGCCGTCTTCCTCTTCGCCTTCCTCTTCGGCGACGTCTTCATCCTCTTTGCGGTGGCCGAGGAAGACCTGCACACCATCTTCTTCGATGGGGGCAGCAATGTCGGTGTAATCCGCGTCAGACGTACCGTCCTCACGGACAATCCACTCATCGCCTTCTGCCGACAACTTGAT